AGACATTTTTAATAAGACGTTCATACTTGTTCATATCTTTCTTTTCAATCGGAGTAGGCATTGCTAACTTACCGTCGATATACATTAAGTATAAGATGTCATCATACATCTCCATGACTTTACCGATACCAGACTTTTTACTTTCATCCATATCATCACTAAAGTCATGGTCTATAATTTTTAAATTTGCTACACTCGGAAAATAACTCATACCGTCATCAGTATAGATTCTTCCTGTTGAACCGTACTTATGAGGCGCTTTGTATCCAGTGACAATCATTTCATCACCTCTAAAATCTTGTGTTCGTAAAGGCAAAGTAACTGGTGTACCGTCTTTAGTTACAAGTTTACCTTTCTTAGGTCTTTTAGGTTTGTCATCATCAAACGAACCTCTTTGAAACTCACTTAGTTTTGTTCCGTATTCGTCTATTTCGTCTCTTAATTCATATTCCATTTCACGCCTTTTAAAATCGTCTTTGTAACTGTCATAATATCGAGGCGATCTTTTAGTAGGATGATTGTCGTAATGTTTTGGCTTTCTTGGTTTGGCTTTTCTATCTTTAAAAATATTATCGAATGCATCCTGATCAGGTATATCCATTGCTTCGTCTACTTCCTCTGATTCTGTTGCTTTGACACAGTTGTTGACAGTCTTGCCAAACATCTTTTTAGTGCCTTTCTTTTTATATCCTTTCCAACAACGTTGACCTTCGTCTATATCTTCTAATTCTTCTACTTTATATTGTAAGTCACGTATATAATCTTCAAACGGTTCTTCTAAATTATATACAGCAGATTCTAAATTGTTAAATGCTTTTCTTACATCATCTTCAGCATACTCAAGTTCTTTTTCTGGAAGACCTATTGCTTCAGCAATGTCACGTATCTTACTATAAATTTCCATAACTAATTCATCTTGTTGAAGATATTTTACGTTTTTTGTTATGTCTTGGATTGCTTGATTGAATTGTCTACCTCTCATATCGGTACGTGTACCTAAGATTGATTCAACCTTATCTAATTTTGCTGTAAGTTCTGCTGAAGAATTTTCTTCTATTTGAACATTTTCATTTAGTCCACGTAATATCGAACTCATTGGTTATCCCCGTTTTCTGCCAAGTTTGTACCTGTCAATGTTCCACCTGGATAACTTGAACTAGGCTCACCATATGGCTCCATGTCTAATTTACTTACATGATAACGATCATCTTCTCCGTTGCCATATGCGGCAACTTGATCTTCATGCATCTGCATTTCGTATTGAATTGATTCTTTAACTGAATTGAGATAGTCATTTGCTAATGTGATGTAAGACTGCATCCAACCTTTGATACCTTCTTCTTCACTTCTATCTTTAAGATACTTCATAATTTCTTGTGCATTTTTAGCGGTTGCGAATAGATCAGCCTTAGCCATTTTGACTTCGTGGTCTACTCTGCTTTCGCCGTGCTTGACAAACCCTGACTTACGGTCTCGTTTGTTAGCACCCTTCATTACAAGAACTTCTGCTTCTGATACTTCTGCTTCTTCAACTTTGGCTTCATTAACTTTGTTAGTTTGTTTACGTGCTTCGACAGAATTAGCATATTTGCCCTTTGAACGTTTACCTGTCATTAAGTTTCCAGCCTTCTTTCCACCGTAAATACTTGCATTGCGAGTTTGAGTACTCATTGGAGATGCTACAGATGAAACTGATCCTGAGCCTGTCGCACCAGCAGATGCATTCTCGGTTATTTCGTTGAACTTCATTGATATCAATCCTTTGTTAATATAAGTATTTATCAATAAAGAGGAATACACAAGGAAAAATGCCCCTTGGGAGAGGGGCACATTCATTCTTAGTTATATAGTTAGGATCTATATTTACGGAGCATTAACATCTAATGTGACGTTGCCGTCTTCATTAGGGGTTAAATCTGAATTCAGACCTGCGGCTTTCTTCTGTTCTTCTTGTTGAACATACATAGGTCCGATGTTGTCGAGTAAGAACTGTTGATTTTCCATACAGAACACATATGATCCTGAATGTCGTAACAAGACTCTTTTATCGACATATATTTTTCCACCGATGTCACGCCAGTTCTCACAGAAAGTCCAATCTTCTGAATAGTAACGATTTTGTCTGACAGCAGTATCAAAATAAGTTTTTAGATATTGATCATAAACAGGGTCTAAGCCAATATCATTTTTGTATTGCTTCACAGCAGGATGACCGTTCATTTGCTCAAACACACCTTTCTTAATCAATAAGAAACCTGTACCTGCTTTAGATACTTCTTGGAATCCATCTGGTCCTTCTTCAGCACCTTCGAATCCATTTACTACCCACTTGATCGGCATAGTCTTCATTGGATATAATCCACCGATGACATCAACATCTTTGTTTAGTAGTACTAGTAAGTGCCACGGTTCCCAACCAATGTCTGCATCAATAAACATTAAGTGAGTAGCATCAGGCATATGTAAAAACTTTGCTGTTAGTGTGTTTCTTGCTCTGCTAATCAATGATTCATTAACCATTGTTTCAAGTGTCCAATCGATATTTAATTGACGAGCAGTGTTTGCCCACTTGATAAATGACATGAATGTAGATTCAGTCAGCATACCACCATAACATGGCATTGCAATATGCACTTTTGTTGTACGCAAAAAGTCTACGTTTACTTGAACTTGTCCATCTTGAGGTGCTTGAGGAGGATTATCATTAATTTCTTCAACTGCTTCTTCCAATTTTTCTAATGGAATATTTGCCTCTTCTTTTTTCTTTGTTGCTTTTGTTGCCTTCTTAGGGGCGGGTTTTTTGCGACTTGCCATTGTTAATAACTCCTAATAATAAATGTAGTTGCTTGTGTATATAACTACTATTATTTACTGTAGGAATGCCGAGTCGAATTATTTTTCTTCGATATAATCAGCGGTTTCGGACAAATCAGTTGTGTTCCAAAACGAGTTAATATCTAGTTTAGGAGTTTGTTTTCTTAATACTCTAGGTGCTGATGTATCTCTCCAGCCTCCGAAATATTCTCTGAGTTCGACTGCTTTAATTTGTAATTTTTCTATCAAGTCTTCGGTGAATGGGAAGTTATTTTGATCTTCTGAATCTTTGTAGTCTGAGATAAAATCGATAAGTCGTGTTGTATTATTAAACGCATCTTTTAATTCTACAGGCATTAAACCTAACTGTTCCATCTCAGCAAATTCTTCGTGTAACCCAAATAAGATTTCTTGTATTGCTGTTAGATAATTGTCTTGTTTTTGCCTTTGTTCACTATAACGATTGTTTTCACGTTCTTGTTCTCTTTCTTTTTCTGCTCTAACTTTGTTGATGTCTGGGATAGGCTTGTCTGCTTCTCTGCCAAAGCCTCTAAGTTTCACAACGTTCTTCTTTTCTTCTTCCATAAGTTCAAAGAGTTTGCGATGTAGGTCAACTGACTTAGACTTCTGTTCGTCTGTAGTTTCTTTGATCATACCACGAATCTTGTCTATACTTTCATTGTATCTATATCTACCTTCTGTCTGCGTCATTTGACCAAGAACAGCATTAACAATTGATCCTTTATTATCCATGTTCAATCCTAACGGCTCTCCTATAAAATAATCTAATTCTTGTGTACCAAGATCGTCATGGCTAACACCTTCTAATGCTCTATAAAGTTCATCATAATCTAAATCAGGACGACTAGTTGCTAAATCTAATAACCATTCATATGCGGCAACTGCAATATCTTTTCTTTCTTCGCCTTCATTGAATCCTTGTCTTCTACCGTTTAAGTTTGGTTTGTCTGTAAGTGGAAACTCTATCTGTCCGCCTACACCTATCTTTTGTGCATCGTGGTTCCAATATTGCTTTGATTGATCTGGGTCAACAAATGCTTCGTTTATAGGTTCTTGGTATGCTTGTTGTATTAGTTTACCCATAGCATCATCTACTGACACAGTATACTTTCTTCCTTTCTTATCTACTACATCGATGTTATTAACTTTATCATCAACGTCTACTGTGTAGCCTTTTTGTTTTAGAGTTGCTTTAGTGTATTTGTCTCTGTCATTAAACCAATCGATTACTAAATCTTCAATGTTTGTGGGTAAGTCTGGTCTAGTGTAATCAACTCTGTTTCCTTTATCATCAATATATGCTAAACCTTCGTTTAAAGACATTCCTTTACTTAATAACTTAACTACATTTTTAATTAGTTTATCATTACCTTTTAGTCTAGGATAGATGTGAGTTATAAATTCTTCACGTTGATCGTCATTAAGACTAGGCCAAGTATCTCGTATCTGTGTAGCACTTGTGATACCTGCAAATTCTTTGACTGGTAAGTAGTCCATATAACCTACTTTACTAAATGGTTGTGAGCCGCGTTTTGCTGTATCTATATGTTGAAAGTATCCCGGTGAACCGTCTTTCTTAATTGCCCCGGGCTTTGGATATTCATTCTTATCTTTTTCACTTCGTACAAAAACAATTGTGTCTTTGTCTGGATCATATTTGTTTGTGATTTCTGTTGGTACAAACGGAGATTTAACTTGCACAAACTCACCTGGTTGTACACCTGAAAGTTGTGCTAATTTTTCTTTAATTTCAAAGGGGAAAGGTCTTTCTTTTTGATTGTTACTAGCGGCCACATAGATGTCAGAGCCTTCTCCATACTTCTCTTTTATAGAGTTGTAAAGTGCGGCATGCCCTGCATGAAATGGGTGAAATCCACCTGGCATAATAACAATATTTGCCATGTTAGTAACTTACTTTTACGTATTGAACAGTGCCATTTGCAAAGTCTTCTATCTTTGCTCTTAAATAAACAAAGTTACCTGATAAGTTTGTATAAGAACTTGAATTTGAATTTGTATTAGCGGCGTTGTTTGCTTCTGTTTCAAAAATTTTGAACCAGTCATTGTCAGAAGGAGGATTAGAAAGTGCGGCTTCGATAACTAAATTACCTGTTACTTCTGAAAAATTATATGATAGTGTTTGTAGGTCTTGATTTCCTAAATAATAAGCGGCACCTTGTATAGCATTACCTGTCACATCATAAGGCTGAGCAGTTCCATCATTATCGTATGTAGTTTGCGGTAGTAATGTAAGAATTGTTGATTGAGACATTGTTATCCCCTTACTAGTTCTACTATAACTGCTTCACCGACCAACTCTTGTGCCACTGCTTCTAACTGAGAAGCAATTTCATCAGTTATGATTTTTTGACTATCTGGCGCATCATCTTTGGCAATTTTGCTTAGTTTGATTGCTACCATGTCTTCGACTATTTTAGCCATAATTATCTCCGTGTTATAAGAGTATTTATGCTTATATAGTTTATAGGCGAGATTATATCTCGTCTGAATCTTCTACTTCAATGATACCATCATCGCCCACTTGAGCAATTTGTTTCTTCGTTGAAGCAAAATCAATCTCGCCGGTGTCTGAATCTACAACACACATAACATTAGCATCTTTGATTTTTTCAAACAAAATCTTTTTACTCAACGGAACTCTTACAAGTTCATCGATTTTTCTTGCTAATGGCCTTGCTCCTAACTTACTGTCATAACCTACATCTGCTAAGTGATTAATTGAATCCTCACTAAAGTTGAGAGTAACGTTATGTTTTTCAAGTAGTGCTTTTTGTAGGTCAGCAACAAATTTAACAACAATCTTTTTAACAGATAGTTGATCAAGTTTACCAAACTTACAAACCATGTCAAGTCTATTTCTAAACTCTGGCTTAAAGAAGTTCTTCATTGCTTTTTCATCTTCACCTACTTTGTCTGTATCACCGAATCCGATGTTTGAACGTTCTCCGTCTGCACTACCTAAGTTAGATGTGAGAATTATTAAACAGTTCTTACATGATACTTGTTTACCATTAGATCCAGTAATCGTACCTTCATCTAACATCTGTAAGAAGATATTAAAGATATCAGGGTGTGCTTTTTCAACTTCGTCAAACAACATAATCGAATGAGGTTGTTTACTCAAGTCTGATATCAAACGTCCGCCTTGTACTTGTGAATCACTAAAGCCTACATAACCCGGGGGAGGTCCTATCAAACTGCTTACACTATGCTTCTCAGAATACTCGGACATATCGTATTTGAGTAGTGGCATATCTAAGTTACTAGACAGCAGTTTAGCCAATTCTGTTTTACCCGTGCCTGTTGGGCCTAAAAATAAGAAACTTGCGATAGGTTTAGTCTCGTTACCGATTCCTGCAAACGATACATAAACTCTTTCGATTACTTTATCAACTACATCGTCTTGACCATACAACTTACTTTTGACGTTTACATCTAAGTTAGTAATACGATCTACGTTGTCGCCTTTAAGTTTATCAGCAGGAACGCCAGTAAACTTTTCTACTTGATCAAAGATTAATGTTTTAGTTATATCAACACCTTTGTTCTCTGCTACACGTTGCTTTGCACAAGCGGCATCAAGTAAGTCGATAGACTTATCTGGATTCTTTCTTTCGTGTATGTATCTACCAGCCATTTCAACTGCGGCTTCGATTGCTTCTTGTGTAATGTTGACATTGTGAAAGTCATTTAATCTTTCTGACAATCCACGTAAAATTCGTTGTGTTGTATCTGCACTAGGTTCATCGATTGAAACACGATAGAATCTACGCATGAGGGCTCTATCTTTTTCAAATGATTCATAGTATTCTTCCCATGTTGTAGATGCAATTACTTTAAGAGTTCCTTTAGTAATAGCAGGCTTAATCATGTTTGCAAAATCAACTGATCCATTTGATGTTGATCCAGCACCTCCCATTGTATGTGCTTCGTCAATGAATAAGATACAATTCTTTTTAACTTCTAAAGCCATAATGACTTCTTTAACTTTTTCTTCAAACTCACCACGATACTTTGATCCAGCAAGTAAGTTACCAATCTCTAATGAATAGACTTCGTGTCCATCTAAGAATTCAGGCACTTCTTTGTTAACGACTGCTTGTGCAATACCTTCTGCAATTGCAGTTTTACCTACACCTGGATCACCTACCATTAGTACGTTTGCTTTGAAACGTTTTGCTAGAACATTAATGATATCATCGATCTCAGATACACGCCCTATGACAGGTTCTAGTTTATCTTCTCTAGCCAACTTAGTCAAATTTGTTGTGTATTCTTCTAAAATATCGTCTGCTTGGTCTTGACTGATGTTTTGTGTATCCTGATGTCTATAGTTCTTTTGCCAAAATTCAATAAACTGAGCCTTATTGACACCATACTTCAATAAGAAATAGTGTGCATGAGTATTCCCCTCAGTTGCAATCGACAAATATAAATCCATAGTAGTAACTTGTCTGCGACCCGTAAACAGAACTTGTGTAACGCCTCTGTTCATTACACGTTCTAATGAATTAGTTTTCTTAGGTACGCACTCAGGATCTTTGGACTCAATAGCATGTAGTCCATTCAAATATGATTCTATCTCACTGATCATTAAATCAGTATCAACATTAAATTGATTCAATACTTTCCTAAACGGTTGATGTGTCACTAATGCATGAAGTAAATGCTCAATAGTAACGTACTGATGGTTATAAGACTTTGCAGTCTCAATTGACCTAGAGATAATGTTTTCAATTTCTGGTGATGTGTTCAAATGTTTTTCCTCTATATAATATTATTTAGTTTTGCTTCAGGTCTTGAATATCTTTATATTTTTTAATTGCGTCTACGACACCTTGCTCTATTGTATCTGGTATAAAACCATTAAGCAATATGATTTGGTCACCAAAGTTACCAGATTGAAAGTTAGGTCCCCTTCTATCGGTAATAGGCATCCCTTGACCTGTTAATTTAATTTGTGTTCCTGGTTGTGTTCCGGGTCTTACTGAAACTTTTAGTACTTTTCCAGAAATAGTAGTAAAGTTAAACTGAGTACCTACAATTAAGTCTAGTACTGAAATATTATGTGAACATAGCAGATTGTTCCCCATTCTTTCAAACCAAGAATCATTCATTACGTGAAAGTCAATAATTAAACTTGTTCCTTGTTCAACAACATTATCATATCTTGTCTGTTGACCGGTTGTTACACCCTTTGGTATAGTAACTTGTATGACTTTTTTACCTTGTGGTGTATTTAACTCTAGTGTTTGTGTATCTCCAGTATAAGATTGGCGTAAAGTAACATTCAATTGTGTTCTAAACATTGGAGTTGGCTGAGGACCTCTTCTTTTAGGACGTTGCCCGAAGATGTCACCAAAGATATCACCGAATGGGTTCCCATCACCAAAAGGATTTTGTCCTCCACCGAAAGGACTAGGATTGTCATACTCTGCTCTCTTTTTAGCATCACCTAAAACATCATATGCTTTTTGAATTTTCTTAAATTCTTCTTGGTCTCCACCTTTATCTGGATGATGTTTGGATGCAAGTTTGCGATATGCATTTTTAATGCCTTTTGCATCGGTCGTGTGATTAACACCTAATGTGTGATAGTAATCCATGCTATATTATAACATCCGCATGTGCAAAAGTCAACAGTAATTTGCCCGTTAGATGCCGGCTGATGCTTGGAGTGATTTGATGTATTCGTCTTTGGGAGTTTCAGATTCTTTGTGATCTAAACCTGCTTTAAGTCTCATTTCATTGAGTTCATCGTTGATTGGTTCTTCTTTTTCTATTTCGTATTTGGCTGGATTTAAAATAATTTTTTGTTTCATAACTTCTAATTCCAATGGATATTCGTCACCGTCAATATTAAGAGTATAATCTTCGACAGGCAGACCGGTTAGTGTTTCCATGTCTTTTATTAAACTGATTACTCTACGTGCTACCCATGAACGTCTTTCCATTTCTACAAAAACTAACCATTTGTTAGGTGAAAGTTCTCCATCGGATATACTTGCATCTAAAATAAAATCATAGCCTCTTTCAAACCAAGTTACTAAATCTTCTGCAACTAATTTTGATTTGACTATAAAAGTTACTGTGACAATATCTTTATCTTCGCCCATCTTAGCGGCATATTCATCTACAGAAACAAGAGGAACAACTTGATTTTCCATGTCTAAGTAATTTAAACTTTCAGATAAAATAGTCATTAGATTTGAAATGCTCCATCATCATTGGGTGCGCCTGCTGTCATATCATCGGCTGCCATCATGTCATCAGCGCCTGCATCGTCTTCTGATTTTGTTTGCTCTAAATCATTGTCGTATGCATCTTCGATTTCTGATAAGTCGATTGTGTCTTCTGCGATATCAACACTACCTTCTTTAATATCATCCATTAATTCAAAAGGTATCTCAATTTGCATAAACCAAACTTGATTTTCTTTCATTTTAGGGTAACGACTTCCTGATTGAAAGTCTTCATATGATGTGACTGCGACAGGAACTTCAATCTTAGACTTCATCATTTTAACATTACAACCGATCGTTGCAAGTCTTAATGTTGCTCTAGGGTCAGGCATTAATTTATAAGGCCACATAAATGTACATTTACATGAGTATCTACCTACATCAGGACCTTGTACTAATTCTCCGTTGATCCAATTTCTATATGCGTATATGTCTGCTTCATCTAAGACTCTTTCAAAGTCCAGCAAAGTATTCATTGCACCGTCAGACATGTAGATATTTTTGATTGTATCTACAATACTAACAAAGTCAATGTCTTTGAAAAATGAATCTGCTTGTTTCCTAGCAAGATTATCGCCTGTGATTGCTTTAGTCATACTAGTATTTATCTCATTGGGACTGCAAAAGAATTTTACAAATTGTTCTTCTGGTGCTAGTATTTATCACAAATCGACATTTCCTCATCCACTGACTCTTTACTTACCTAAATCCGGTAAGTATTTAATGAGAAAAGCAATTTCTCAATTCATTTTAAAATATAGGAATTATATATGAGTAAACGCAAAACAGGCGCATTAAGGAAAAAACATGAACCATACAGGCACAGGGAAACACAACACAACGCAGAGGACACATTCTATATGAACTCCTCAAAGACCATCGACTTTAGCAAGTACAGTAAAAGGCAAAAGTCACGTAGACCAATCGAAATAGTACCTCAGAGTATAAATCAGGAAAAATATATTATAGCATTAAATGACCCTGAAACAGATATCGTTATGGCTAGTGGCCCCGCTGGAACAGGTAAAACCTACTTAGCAATGTTGGCGGCAATGAGAGCATTAAGATCAGGTCAATGCGATAAAATATTATTAACACGCCCTGCTGTTGCTGTAGATGATGAAAAGCATGGATTTTTACCAGGCGACTTAAACTCAAAAATGGAACCATGGGTAAGACCCTTATTCGATGTGGTCCGAGAATATTACGGACAGACAGAAATCGAATATATGTTAAAGGAACAAATCATAGAAATTACACCTTTAGCATTTTGCCGAGGCAGAAACTTTAAGCACTCTTGGATTATACTAGATGAGGCTCAAAACGCAACACCGTCACAAATAAAAATGTTAATGACAAGGATTGCTGAGGGTAGCAAAATCGTAATCAATGGTGACGTTGAACAGACTGACCGAAGAACACATGATAACGGGCTCCTCGATTTGCAAGAACGCATCGATCTACACAATGTACCAGGCATGACTGCATGTACGTTTGATCGACAAGACATACGGAGACACAAGATTATTGAACACGTATTAAAGATGTATCAATAATTTCATAGGTCCATATAAACCAAAAAGAAAGGGTCGTTTAGACCCTTTCGACTACTGAATGATGTTGCCCCTACAAGGTCTTTAATTTTCTATTCAGAACACTTTTTATATATGCAGGATATGCAATATAAGGATGTGTATTTTGTTTTTTGATTTCCCATGAATTTTGTTTCTTAGCAAAACTTGAATAATACTCGTCATCAAATCCTGCTTCAAAATAAGTATACGTTAAACTCTTATCAAAGTCAAGTCCAAAATCTAATAAATCAAATATATTACTATCAAATACCAACTGTCTTTTTCCTATTAAATAATCTGTGTTATATAGATAACCATTAGGATTAATTTTTTTATTGTTTAATTGAAAATATTCTTTTACATCATCATTTAGATCATCATCAAAGTCTGTTACTAAAGTCTGTTGCATATTATCTAAATTGCATGATACGAGTCTTAAATTATTGGGATAGATATTGTGAATTTGTTGTTTCTGACAATTATCAAGGAAGAAGATAAGACCTTCTCCAAATGCACAATGACCAAATATTTCATGTATGTAAATATCCCCTTTTGGTAGTTCATCATTAAAAATATCTATGTTTAGTACTTCGATATTATCATTGTTTCTAAATCTACTTTTAAGGGAATAGTAATGCTGTTGATTGATTTCTAAACTATAGACTTTTGTTGCACCATGCTTTAAACTTAACCATGTAAAGAATCCGGAGCCAGCACCACAATCGACTACAACTTTATCTTTGGCATTTTCTTTAATATACTTTATGTATGCGTTTGTTCTATTACTGTCTAATAGCATTTCCCAAACATACATGTTGGGTACAGAATCATTCATGCTATTTTTTACTTTTTTTGACTTTCTTTTCTATAGGCGCTTCTTTTTCTAACTGTTCAATCAGTTTAGGATAGATTCTTTTGTAGTATTCGGACATCTGCTCAAATGTAGTATCATGGTTGTTACCCTCGATTACACATTTATGAATAGAATTATCAGAATAATCCATGATCACATTTTTAGTGTTCATGTCTGACTTTTTAAGTTTACGTGAAGTTTGCACCAATTCGTCAATCTGACCATTTGGTTTGCGAATGTATTGTATTAGTAAATATCTCATGTCATTTATTTATATGGTTAAGAAGTTAACTCAACTAAAGTTGCGGCGAGTGATATCTCTGGGATGCCTACTAAAGGAAGATTTGCTAGACCATTTCTAATAACAATGATATTTGCATCACGTTCTTCATTACTTGCACCAAACAAGTCTAAGTTATCATACATCCAACGATATGTATCTTCGATTCTAGTAGGATACAATGCGATATATTGCATCAATTGTTGTCTTGCTTCGATTAAATTACCGCTTTTAAACAAGTTTGTTGCTTCGACTAAGAGTTCATCTTCACTCTGGCCTTCACTCTGAGGGGCCCTGAGAGCGCCGGAGCCGCTGTTTACTTGCAATTGATTGAGACACTTACGTAAGTCAGGATAAGTTGCACGAACAAATGTATCTAATACATCTAATTCAAACTCAACATTTTCCGTGACTAACACAGTTGCCGCTCTTGCTGTAAACTCTGTCATATCAGGCTTAGCAATATGATACTGATGACAACGAGACTTGAGTGCAGGAATGATCTTGTGAGCATAGTTACATGTTAAAATGTATCTAACAGTCTCATGGTATGCTTCCATATCATTTCTTAAGGCTGCCTGCGAGGGCTGAGTTAAATAATCTGCCTCGTCTAACAGCACGACCTTGAACTTGCCAAACGGCATAGTCTGCACAAAGCCATTAATCTTTTCACGCAACATGTCAATACCATTTTCACGTGATGCATTAATAGTCAATACGTCATATTCTTCGATACCTAATTCGTTAATCAGCACTTTTGCAAGTGTAGTTTTACCTGTACCGGGGTCACCAGACATCAATAGATGAGGGAAACTATCCTCTGCTATCCAGTTTTGAACTTGTTCTTTCTGAATTGGGTCTGTAAAGACATAATCTTCTACAGAGTTAGGACGATACTTTTCTACCCACAACTGATTCTTCATTGATACCTCATTGAGTTTAATTTAATATTGTTATTATATAGGATTAATGAGTAGATGTCAATCATTAATTGAGTAAAAAGGGCAACAATGTGCCCTTTATTTTAGTCTTCCCAACCGTCATCGTTTTCGTCATAGATACTGTCGTTGTTTGAATCACAAAAACGTTGCCATGCTACCATAGTGAAAGTTAAACCTTCGCTCCATGGAACGTATGCCTTACACCATTCATGTGATCCGACTACTTGATCAGGATCAGTTCCGTTGTCTACTTCAACATAATCCCGTCGAGTAGTCTCAGGATAAACTTTGAACTGAATAGTTCTACCGTTGTTGTAACTTTGTTGTCGATACAACAAATCTTTAGTAACGTGAATCATTTCGCCTTCTGCAAGGGTCAATGTAGAACCGTCTTCATAATTGATAACAGTTTGAGCAGTAGCACCGAATGAAAATAGTGCCAGGGTAAAAATAAAAAATTTCATATAGTCTCCTTTGAATTTTTCAATTGTGCATTCACATGAACACACAACTAAAGAACTCTGAAACTATGCTCCTTCTTTATCTCCATATGCCATATTAGTTTGTGGTTCATCACTTACTAATAAGCAATCTTTTGGGTCAACACAACGAATTGTTTTGTCACCTTCTTCGTCGGTAATGTTTACTCCGCGTGTCCAACGACCATGTGCGATCATAACCCATTGACCTACTTCTAATCCACTGTTATGATCTGGTCCTAATGAATAGACTTGTGCCCAACGAGGCTTGATACCCGTTGATTTCTTATCATCATCCATTAGAATAATACCAGAATCTAGTGTTTGTCCACCAAACTCCATACCATGTACAATAATCTTATCACTAATTGCTCTTAGTGATTTGCACTGAATACGATTGATATTAGATTTAAGTCCTATTGCCATTTACTTTTTACCCTTCTTTTTAGATTTTGGTTGTTCTGTTACAATGTTCTCTAAAGCCGCTTTCTTAATTGCTTCGATGTCAAAGTCTTCTTCAAGTTCTGCTAACTCAGCCTCTTCAGGATGTAGTTCGCCTTCTGCTGGAAAACTATCTGGTGCTTCGTCTGCTGATTTCATTACAAATTCTTCAGGCTCTGCAGGGGGAATAGGAGCAATCTCTGCTTCAATGGGTGCTACGTATTCTTCTACACTTTCTTGCGCCACTTTTGCTACTGGTTCGACACTTTCTTGCACTTGAGGTTTTGATTCTTCTACTAACTTGTCTAGCATCGGAGTCTCACCCGGCGCTTTTTCATCTATTGAACCTGACTCTACTTTTTCTAATGCTTCAAGTTCTCTCTTTTGTTTGGGTGACAGTGGAGCATTTGGATTAGCACTTTTACTAAGATTAGGATTTTCAGGACGTTCTTGTAAAGTTACTGCACCTTGTGTTCCTACTTGTGATGCATAAGAATCTGCAACTCTTTGCGTATTAGGTCTGACTACATTTCCTGCTTGATCAATTTCATCTCCGCGAGAATTAATTGCATTGATATTACTAACAGCACGTGTTTTTTCCTGTTTTGCAATCAAAGAGGCCATATCCAATGATTTTCCTCTTGCTGTCTTGTATATTCTTCCCATATTGTTTCCCTATTTTAAAAATTCTTCAACGTCTAAACCGTAATATATACTATTTATACGGTGAATTCCTATCAAAAATAAAACAAAACTTGATACACTAGAGCCTCTTCCGACACCCCAAACAATATTATGTTCTCTCATTAAATCAACAAGATATTTCATATATTGTAAAAGCAGAAATTGCCCTCGTTTTTGATACAATAACAATTCTTTTCCTACTCGTTGAAGTTCTTCTTCGTGTTTACATTGTTTGAGTAACCACGCGGCAATATCAAATTCTCTGTATTTCTTAGGCATGTGCCATTTATTTCGCATTTCTTCATCGAAATCTGCAACTGAGACTTGTGCGAGTGTATGTTCTAATAACTCCGGGACAGTTTCTATTTCAAGTTCTGGATCAATTTCTATTTTACCGTCAGTAAGAACTTGTTTTAACTTCTGATCCGGATTCTTCATATAGATATCTACTAAATCTCGTTCAGTGTATATAGGACGTCCGTAGTAATCGTTAATCATATGATATATTATACACTAATATAGTTGAAATACAAGCAAAAAGGTCTAACTCTTGGTAGATTTTTTGCCCTTTTTGTTGAAGTTGAGTGACAGTTTTTCCCATTCATCATTAGAAAAGAGTTTTACAATATTGTTATCATCATCGATTGGTTTAGAATGTTCGATGCAAAGTGTACTACAATTCCACCATTTGTGATTGTTTTGATCTATATTATTTTCTACTATTTCTGAAACTGTGCAAAAACGAACTCCGTCACTTAGATGTGAACTTAAAGTGCAATCAGTTACTTTTATTCTTCCTTCAGTTATAGAATTAAACTTTTGTAAAAGCGCCATAGAAATAATCTGATCGAAAGGATCATCAGGCAATTCACAAACTCTAATACCTGCGTTCTTATAGTTTTCAATTTCTTTAGTATTGTTTTCATTAATGAAAATAGAATTATTTAAGATGTGTATAACAAAATGTAGTAGACGTTCTAGTGCAATATTTTGTTCTGCTATGTCTTCGGTCTCAACTAACATAGATAAAGTCATTAGATATTCATTTAACATAAATGTATCAGCAAAATGTATTGCTGTAGAAAAACCTAAATCTTTTTCTATTCTAGTACTCATTTTCTATCTACTTGAATGTTGTCACCTATATCTTTTTCGGCAAACAATTTGTCTAGTTTTTTCTTTTGTTCGGCTTTGTAACTATTCATAATCATATCAAGTTGGCTAATCATAGATTGATTCTGTATGCGATGTGCAAATGTAATTTTTTGAGTAAGATCAGAAATTGCTTCTTGCAAATCTTCTATACTTTTATCAGAGAGATCACTAATAAATGGATGATGCATGCCTGACATAGCCTATCCCTTAAAATGAATCTAGCCTACTTCTTTTCCAAATGTCATGCCCTTGAGTATATACATTACCCAATGCTATATTTGAAGTAAACGTATGATCAGATAATGATACATTGCCGTCTGCTACACCATTTGTACGTGATCGGCTTACTGATACTTTTGTGTTTGCACCGCCGGTGTCGATAGTAGAAATGTAATATGAAGTGTTTGCTTCGAGGCCGCCGGCTGTTAGTTCTATGTCACTGCCTGAAAACACGATAGGTTGATTTAATCCATATGATGCTACATTTGGACTAGTGGCTGCCAATTCAATTAAATCTGATGATGCAGTAGTTTCATGTAAATTAACAGTATTTACTGTACTGTCAAATGTTCCTGTAGCATAATAAACATGTTTAATAGGTGATACTTGCATTGTACTGTTTCCAGTTGACAATGCTATGTTGCTACCACCTAATGTAGTACTTACTGCGAAACTAATATTATCTTCAACAAATGTTACATAATAATCTGTACCCGCAGACACTCCCCCATATACCACATTGCCATTTTGTCCTGTAAACTCTACTGGCATACCTATATAAAAACCAGTAGTGTTGTCTGTATACAGTGTATTATCACTTGCTGTGCCAGTACCTGCGCCAGGTCCAGTTGCTACAAAAACAGTTCCTGGATTGCTATCTGCGGCACCAATTAATGTAAAATCAGTGTCGCCTGTAGAAACAATAATATATTCTCTACCAGTTACAAGTGTTCCAGCAGTAAAAACGTTACCTGTATCAGTTACTGTTTGTGGTTCAATAACTGTAGAGAATGCAATGTCACCGTTTCTATCACCTACATATCCTGTAGGGATAATTGCTTCTCTTTGCTCAATTTGTGTTATTTGATAACTTCTGTTAACTGGTTCTACTAAGATTGTATTACCACAATCAATAGTAGAAAAATCATATACTAGATTAGTTACATCATGTGGTGCTTTAGCAATTGCTAAATTGCCACTAACCGTTATGTTATTTTCTAAAATGTCTCCACTACCAACAACTTCAGCAGGAAACAATAAAAATGCATCAGTATTTGCAACAGTCAAATCTAATGTAATAGAGTGTTTTGTTGCAGTAGGTGCCCAACCTGCAAATTGAAACGTAGTGTTTCCTGTAATAGTTGCAAATTGTACATCACCTAGTGTACAATCGACTATGACTGTTCCTGATACATTATTACCTAAATTATATGTAGTATTACGAAACGTTCTAACAGCGGCATTACTAATCAAAGTATTAGCCATATTATTGTCTAATGGAATACCACTTAAAGCCGTTTTAAGTACAGCACTATTTTGTACTTCGGAAATCTCTGAGCCTGCTGTATTCAAATTATTTTTGATAGCCGTAAAATTATCTCTGAATCCCTGAGAATTGTTATTCTGTCCCGGAGTCGGATAATTTCCGTTTATTCCGTTTGTATTAATTGTACTAGTCATAATTTATTTAATCTCTTAATATACTATTTATCAACGCAAATTATCCAGATACATTTCCTTCGTCTGGTAAGATAGTTTTTCTAGGAAATAAGACATGAAAATCTTCAGAATCAATAGGATTAGGTTCTGGAGATGCACTAGGCAACCCTGTCCACGAAGGAGGAGTTGTGTTATTATCATAGTCAAATGTAGCAGACTTATCAACAGTTATTCTATCTAACTGGAAGTTAATTGTGTTTAATGTATATGGTCTACCTAAAGGATCTAACCATAATGTTTCAATATTGTTTTTGATTGTATCAGCAGTGCCTGGCTTACAATATGCAATAACCCAAGCAGGAGTATATCCTAACGTTGAGCCATTTGCTTGTTGACTAGTCATCCATTCAGGAAGTAATCTAAAGTCAAATTCTTGCCCTAAATTTTCTCCCGCTCTATCTCTCATGTTTGGTAATGAGTTAGGATATAATGCTCTCGCAAACTCAGGAGTCAAACTTGTATAATAGTTAGGTGCACTTGTTTCTGTTAATAAGTTTAATCCATCTTCTGATATCACTAATTGATCTTCAAACGTTTCTTGTGTTTGGATCTGTTGCCCTTCAGGGGTAGTGTCTATATAACTTGTATAGATATCAGTTACACTTGTGTACCAAGGTCCTTTATTAAGAGGTATACTTCTTGGCCACAGAATATCTTTACTGATGCTTTTACCCTTTGGATTAATTAAATCGTCTTGTATTTCAGAATAAACTACTTCGTAAACTATTTCTCCTGCAGAATTTTTTGCAACTGCTGTCTTTAATTCACCTAATGTAATATATCTCCAATAGTGATTTTTGTTTATAGCGGCTACATATTCTTCAAAGTCACTTGCATATATACCATATGCATGTTCATATGTAATGTTACTTGCTTTCCCAAAGTTTACGTCTTGTGGTCTATATAAGTCTTCATCAGGTATAAGTGTGTTATCTGTGAGTAAACCTTGAATAATATTTCTGTCTGCAACGTTTGGTACACATTTAATATACAAAGTATCTGTGGGTTGCGTAAACTCTTGTACGATTGTTAATGTGAATGCTCTTGTAGAATTTATAACAGGATAAAGAGGTGAGTATGCTTCAATTGTAAATGCAAAGTCAGTTTCAGCATTTGGTTCTGTAAACGTATCATTGGGTTGATATGCTACTGTGCCTGAGATTTCTCCATTATCTAATAATTGTAAGTTGGGAGGTAATGTGCCACTTGTTATTCTGTATTCAAGTGCTACATCACTAGTTGCATTGACTGCTAAAATCGATGTCTCACTATTATTCATCTTACCAAGATCACTAGGTGTTGTCCAATTGATCACTCCTAATATGTCATTGGTTACTGTCAATTTAAATTTAAATGTAGAACTTTGTATAGATGTGAAACTTGCTTTTCTTACGTTTACACTAAATGTATAATTTGAAATACTATCATCAGCAATAACAGGTGTTCCTGTTATCCATCCGGTGACTGAATCTCCCACTAACCCTAAAGGTAAATCTGTATATTGATACTCTAATGCATTACCATCAAAATCTTTTCCTAATGTTTTCCATGAAAAATATTCTCCACTTTGAAATGTTCCAATATCTGCTTCTTCGCCAGGAGGGTATGTAGTGTTTAAGTCACTATTAGGAAATACATAATAACCATAATTGATGGGGTCATTTACAGCAACATTAAATGTTTCTGGCCTTGTGTTTAGAATACTAGGTATTCTACTATTTGGTGGGAAACCAGGACCACCTGCACTAATCGGTGCATTCTGATTAGCAATAACAATGTTATATGACTCTAATGCATTTCCTAATGGTGATGATAATTCTAATGTAAACGAATATGTTTGTACAGTAGGTTCACCAGTTTGTATCTGTGGCAACGATGCTCCAAAAGTGCCGGCACCATTTACTAAGATTTCTTCTGTACCACCACGTGCACCTGATATTGTAAACGTTGTAGCATCTATAATATCCTTGACATAATACGTTCTGTTTGCTACAATGTCCCCGTATACTGCACCATTAAATATAATAGGTCTTTCTTTAATAAATCCTGTTGTACTCAATACTGTTAAAACATTAGATGATATTGCTAATACTGATGTATTAACTGAACTGTAATTAATATTAATCACCGGAGCATCAGGATAACCTCTGATTAAACCCTTATCATTGATTTCTAAACCGGGAGGCAATGCACCCTGAATTCTTCTTATTGAAACTGGATTACTGGGTACTGGATTTGTGTACTCTATTTGTAACTCTCTCCACACACTATCATTAGAATTTAAGATAGTACCAGTAGGAGTAATAAACACAGGCGTTGCAACACCACTAATAATCATACTAAACGTTCTATCTAAAATACGTTGTGTATCTCCTAGATAATCGTCTGTTGCTCTGACAGCAAAATTGTAAGTAGTGTCTTGGCCAACTATTAAAGGTGTTCCTGATAGTACACCAGTTTCACTATTCAAAGATAGTCCTTCAGGTATGCTTCCGCTTAATATTGTATAAGTGATTGCTGTTGCAGGAAGTTCTGGAGTTGCTACAAACGTAAATGTCATAGGAACTTGAGACGGGAATGCACCTATACTTCCGGCTGGCGTTATCCAATCAGGATGATTGCTCATTTGTTAAGACCTAGAGAGTAATGAGTTCTACCATCAACTTTAGATGCAGTTAAAGATTTGCCTCTGTTTCCTGCAGTATTGTAAGTAACATGTACCCAACCTGAATCAGGCACACCCGGCGTATAGAATTCTAAGATTACTTGATCGAAATCTGTGTTCTTTTCAATCCACTTAGCAAGATCATAATTAGATACACTATGTATTTCTATGTCTGCGGCTTGCCCTTTACAATGTTGTGATTTAGCACTTCCGCCTACTGCTTTATTGAGAGCAGATCCACGATATCCACTATTAATAATGACAGGTCCAAAATGATCTCTGACTTTTTGTAATACGTTTTCACACAATGCTTTTGCATTTTCTAAATGCTCTTCGGGCATAGAGTTGTCTAAGCCTTGACGTAAAGCAGTCTGACTCTTTTCAAACTCTGTTAGTGTAAAATTCTTTGATAATCTCATTTGTTTTTTATCCTTCTTAAAGATGCAAAACATTATGCATATGTTGCGCCGACAGTATACCATTGCGATGAACTATGTGCTACAAATTGAATTTGTCCTAAAGGACTTATTGACATTGCTCCATTGGTTCCGTTACCGTCAATAGCATCATTCGATGCAGGGTATACCTGTAATGTATCTGTTGCATCTAAGTTTTTAATATATATGCATAAACCAGGGGTCGCAGACATCAATCTAACACCGTTGTTATTGCTAGGTGTTGTGACTGAGAATATATCTGCGCCACTCAGTGCCGCGGCACTTCCTTGATTTGTGCCACTTGCAGTGACTGTTGTTACGTCTTTAATAATGTGAGTCTGATTAGTTATATTACCAGACACTGTTAAACTTGTTAATGTCCCTACAGCAGTGAAATTAGGCTGTGTTGCTCCTGTAATATCTAATGCTAGTGCTGAACTACCTGCTGATGTTGCATATGTTGAGTTTGCAACGATGCCTGAAATGTTGGCTGCCGCTACGTTAGATAATCCTCCACCGTCTCCATTAAATAAACCTGTATTTGCTGTAAATGATTGTGCTGTTACAATACCGTTTACACCTAATACAGACAGTGTACCTACTGAAGTGATGTTTGGTTGTGCACCAGTAGTGACTGTACCTGATGTTGTTGCTGAAGTGGCTGATGTTGCTAATGCTACTGTTCCACTTACATTTGCTCCTGCTACTGAATTTGCTACTTGTGCAAAATCTACTTCACCAGTAACTTGTTGTCCATCTATTGCTGTTAAGTTAGCGCCATCACCTGATACGTATGTAAAGACACCACCAGTGCCCGATACATTTCCTGCAGACACATTACCTGTAACAGATAATGATGATAACGTTCCAACACTAGTGATGTTAGATTGAGCGGCTCCTGATACAGTAGTAGCAACTGTTGCCGTTGATACTGCTCCGGATACATTAGAACCGTCTACTGCGTTTGCAGTCGCCGCAAAGTCTACTTCGCCAGATACGTTTGCTCCGGCTACTGAATTTGCTACTTGTGCAAAAGGAACTTCTCCTGTTACATTAGCGCCTGCTACTGCGTTTGCTGTTGTTGCAGTAGTTGCTAATGTTGCTAAAGGAACTTCACTTACGTTTGCTCCTGTAATATTTGTTAATCCTGCACCATTTCCTATAAATGATCCACTACCACTAGCAATTGTAATATTACCTGCGTTAGTAATAAGATCACTAGTAGTGTTAAGATTACCACTTAAGATTAATCCTGTTAATGTTCCTGTTGATGTAATGTTTGGTTGTGCGTTAGTTGTTAGACTTCCGCCTAATGTTGTGCCATTGACTCCATTACCTGCAATAATATGACCGGGTGCATTTAAGTTGCCTGATGTTTTATTGAATGTAAATCCTGAAATACCTGCGTAATCACTTCCGCCGTCATTAAAGATGACTTGTGTATCTGTACCTTGGGCTGGAACTAATGTTGCTGTGTCCCATGTTAAAACGCCCGATCCATCAGTTTTTAAGAATGCTCCATTGACACCACCAGTAACTGTTACGTTACTTACTGGTCCTAAGTTAGATGTGCTGTTAAAGTCTATGTTGTTATCAAAACCACCTGATACAGACATCGAACCTGTTACTGCTACTTCTGTGCCTGAATTGTTAACTTGTAATACGTTTGCTGTTCCACCAACTGTAACTCTGAATGGTCCGTCAGTATCAAGTCTTGCTTCACTTGTGCCGTTTTCGATATAAGAACCTGTTGATACAGATATGTTTGATAGACCGCCACCGTCACCAGTAAATGTACCAGTTGTAGTTACGTTACCTGCACTAAGATTACCTGAAACATCTAATGAACTTAATGTTCCTACAGATGTAATGTTTGATTGCACAGCATCGACTACTGCATTTGCTGTACTTGCATGTGTAGCATTTGCTACAGTACCTGATACATTTGCGCCATCTACTGCATTTGCTGTCGCGGCAAATGATACTTCTCCAGATACATTTGCCCCTGCAACTGAATTTGCTACTTGTGCGAATGTAACCTCTCCAGATACATTTGCTCCTGCTACAGCATTTGCTGTTCCGGCAAACGATACTTCTCCTGTTACATTTGATCCTGCTACTGAGTTAGCACTATCTGATGATACTGCATGTGTAGCATTTGCTACAACTCCTGATACGTTACTTCCTGCAACACTATTGGCTGTGCCTGCAAAACTAACTTCGCCTGTTACATTAGAACCGGCTACTGAATTTGCTACTTGTGCAAAAGGAACTTCTCCGGATACATTTGATCCTGCTACAGTGTTAGCAGTTGCGGCAAATGCAACTTCACCTGATATATTTGCTCCAGCAACACTATTTGCTGTTGCCGCAAATGCAACTTCACCAGAGACATTTGCTCCGGCTACTGCGTTAGCAGTTGTTGCAAAACTTACTGTGCCAGAGACATTAGATCCTGCTACTGAATTTGCTACTGCTGAGAATGCTACTTCTCCGCTTACGTTTGCGCCTGCTACTGCGTTTGCTGTTGCAGAGTTAGTAACTTCTCCCGTTACATTAGCGCCTACTATATTTGATAATCCGCCGCCATCACCAGAAAATAAACCTGTGTTTGCTGTGAATGCTGGTGACGTTACTGTTGATTGAACGTCTAGTGTTGTTAAAGTACCTACTGATGTAATGTTTGGTTGTGCGTTAGTATATACTGTACCTGCAACAAGTGCATTTGCTACTTGTCCTGTTACATTTGAACCTGCTAATGCTGATAAACCGGCACCATTACCACTGACATTAGATGCCGCTATAGCACCTGTTAATGTTATGTTATTAGCATCTATGTTGCCGTTTCCAGATGATGTGTTTGCTAATACATATCCAAAATCACCTGATAAATTACCTATGACTGTGTTACCCTGAATATTACCTGACACTACAACGTCAGTAATATTTGCTATTGTATTGGGTAAGTCAATATATAATGTTTGAGTAGAATCTGTGATAGTTGCAGATCCAGGTCCTGTTCCTGGAGAACGACCTACTGATAATGTTGTTGAAGAAAACTGTACACAAGCAATGTTTGCACCTAATACAACGTTCCCAACTGGGGAACCGTTTACTAAGTATACTCCGGGTCCTGCAGTTTTGTTTACTGATACAACTGCTTGATCACCTAACCCTGCAAATACTTCTGTAAAATTTAACTGAACTTTTTCAAACGCCGATCGTATTGCATCTGCATCTGGATCGTCAGGGAATGCTCCGAAGTCAATATTTCTTTGTGCCATAGTAATTCTATCCTAATATTAGTATTTATCAATCTTAGTTCTTATTACTTAGATAAAAAAATACCCGACTGAGCCGGGTATTTAAGTGGGTACAACGAGTTTTCTTGTTATTTTAGACTATCTAATTTGTTTAGAATAGTTGCAAATCCATCAGATGACATAACAGAACCTTCTTTAACTAAGTCAGCACCATTGTAGCCCATTCTGTCTTCTTGACCAGCAATGACCGGGATAGTTGTTTGTCCTGTTGACTTCTGTTTGTTAATTCCACCAGAGATTACTTTAGTCATAAAGTCGATATCTTGTTCAAATGAAGTATCGGTGCCGTTTTTACCTGCATCGTTAGCCCATTCATCAAGTTTTTCTTCTTTCATGTCTCCACATGCTTCATCAACGTCTTTCTCAGAATCGTCTTTCTTACCTTTCTTTTTATCTTGGTATGCTTTAAGACCTGCTGGTATTTTACCTTCTTCTAAATCGTCTTCTTCAGATTCTGCTACTTTGAATTCTCTCTGATCATCAGTTTCCATCTCAGTGATTTCTTCGTTTTCACCGTCGTTTACAGAGTCCTTAGGGGCATCCTCTGCGCCTTCTTTAGTTAAAAGTCTCTCATCATCATGTTGTGATAATGGCTGAGTAGGTTCTTCTGAAGATTCTACACCTACTTCTGCTAGTAAGTCTAAAGTTCTAATAGTTTCTTCTAATGACTTAGGTTTATTGTCGTCTTCTTTGTCTCTCTTACCGAACTTGCCTCGTGAATCATCTCTGCGATCTTTTTCACTCTGTTTCTTACCAGATTCTTTACCGTCTTTCATACCGAGTTGTTCGTCTTCTCTGTCATCATAGCCTTGCTTTTCATCTAACTGAGCAAGTTCATCTAATTGTGCAAGAGTTTCTTCTAATGATTTTTCTCTATGCTCTGAATCTCTCTTACCAAATTTACCATAAGAGTCATCTCTACGTGCTTTGTCTGATTGTTTGTGATCTGATTCTTTTCCAGTTCTCATGCCTAATGACTCATCTTCTTTGTCATCATAGCCTTGTCCTTCTTTAGAGATTTCTCTGTGTTCTTCGTCACGTTTGCCGAACTTGCCATATGAATCATCTCTACGGTCTTTCATAGATTGATGCTTACCTGACTCTTTACCAGTTCTCATGCCTAATGACTCATCTTCTTTGTCATCATAGCCTTGATCTTCTTCCATGTGATGCTTATCTTTGTAGTCATCATATTCTAAATCTTTAGTGACATCTTCTCCATCTCTACCTGAATGTCTACGACCGTCATAATGTGCATCATGTGCAACTTCTTTACCTGCTCTTTCAGCATGGTCGTCCATTTCTGCATCTGATTCTTCTTTCATGGAATCTCCACAACCTTCTTCCATGTTGTGTTGGTCGCCACATGATTCACATGCCGCATCATCTACTTGTACATCAATGTCAGTACCAGGTGCTTCTACTTCATCTTCATAGTCACCGTCTACGTCTACAATACCCATTAACTTGAGCATGTCATCGTGTGAACCATTAGGCTCAACTTCTACTTCAGGACTACCATAGAATGATACGTCTCCTACTGCAGGTTGTTCTACATCTACAACCTCTGCATCGCCGTATTGCCCTAAGCCTACGTCTTTAACAAACTTGATTAACTTGTCTGCTTCTGCATCTGTTGCGTTAACACTAACTCTGTCTGGTTGATTTTCTTCACCTTGAGTGATAGACATTGTATAGCCTTCATCAAGTTTGGTTTTTGTTGATTTTTTACCTTCAACTAAATGAGAGTTTAATTCTTTTTCTAAAGACTCAAAAGTCCATGCATCTTCTTCTAATTCTGCGGCTTCTGATGTCTTTGTATATTCTTTTCCGCCTACTGTAAACTTGTCACCTTTTTCTTTTCCTACCATTGCGCCTGAGAATGCGTTGCCTTCGTCCATGTCATCTTCATCGATGCCTTTACGTGCTACGGTTTGTGCGTCCCAGTCATATTTGTCATATGCACCGTCATCATCAGCACCAACGTTTCCGTCTGGAGAAGATTCTGCTTCGCCCATTGCACCATAAGATGCCATAGTATCTACGACTTCATCTTCGCCTTCTTCAAATACGCCATCGCCAGTTAATTTATCACCTGCGATTCCACCTAATGCCGCACCTGCTGCCTTACCTATAGTTGCTCCAGGGACACCACCGATTGAACCACCGATTGCTGTGCCTGCCATGCCACCTAGTTTAGATCCTGCAATAGCACCGCCGACTCCACCGAGTACGCCTTCTTCCATACCTGCGATTGGTTGTTGTCTAATTCCCATACCTGAAGTATCTGAAGTATCAAAACCATCTGTAGCATCAAGACCAGCCTTAGCATCTTCATAAGTGTTCTTCATGCCACATGCTTCATCAAGACCTGTCTTGTAGCCTTCGTGGTATGCTCTAGCACCTTCAGAACCTGCATCATGTGGACATGCATAAGATCCTTTACATAAACCATGAGATTTACCCATGTGCTTTGCGGCCTTCAGAATATGCTCTGCGCCTTCTTTTAAGTTTGTTTTAGTATTTTTAATCATAATAGTAAGTTCTTCTTTATTGCACTTAGGGTGCAGTTGTTGTATTTGTGATGTAGACAAACCTTCTGAACACATAGATTTCACTTTTGAAATACTAGGTAGTTTACTTGATTTGCTTACTTTACCTTTTGCCTTTTCTTTTACAAGTTGAGGTGTGTCAGCATCGTTGGCTGCCAAAGCGGCGTTTGCCGCGGCGTTGCCTCTTTCATCGTTAGATGAATTATGTGAACCGTCATCTGCTGGATATTGAGCACCTTCTTCAAATGTTAAGGGAGATGCTTGTCCTGGACCTTGTGGGGGCATTTCGCCCTCTTTCATCTTGCCTAATGTTTTAGCAAGACTTGCTTGTTTCTCTGTTTTTGCTGGGAAGTCATCTTTGTTTGCTAATACTTTGTTTGCAAATGCTTTAGTAGTCATTCCGTGACTTTTTGCTTTCTTAGTGAAAGCACCTTTGTTTTTAGTTGCGCCAGCAATCCAATCTTTTGCTTCTCTGATTGTTTCTTCGTCATCATCCATTACTTTGTCTAAGACTTTTTTACCGCCATATAGCAATGCTACTGCGGCTAATAACGGAAGACCATATGTTGATGCTGTTCTTTTAACTGTATCGAATGCGGCGTCACCTATTGCATCTCTAATCATTCCACCTGCACCGTCACCCAATGCGGCTATTTTTTCGGCGCCTTGATCAAACATAAGTTTACCTGAATCAATCATATCATTCAGGCCGCCAAATGTCCTATTGGTCAGATCATAGATTTCGACGGCGCCGTCTTTGACATTGCCTGCTAATTCTCTACCTTGTTCTGTGCCGGCTGTAGCACCAACTGCCGCAGTTTTGATTGGGTTCTTTGCCGCATATTTCGCTCCGGCCTTTGAGATTCCACTAATCATCTGAGCACCACGTTTTGCTAACCAAGGACCTGCCACTCTAGCACCAGTCATAAGTGCTGGGCCTAATGCCGCTAAAGGAGCAAGTTCGTCAAGTTGCTCGTCTTCTTGCATTTCTTGACCGATAGTTAATTCGCCCTTGTCAATTGCTTGTGACATTTGATTTGCAACTTGTGGGTTAGACACAGAGCCGATTGCTTCACCGTCTTTGTGAATTGTTTGTGCTCCAGGCTTTGCTGGTTCTAATGATAGTTCTTCAAAGACATTTTTCAATGAAGGAAGATTTAATTCGTTTGTTATTGGCTCAACAACTTCTGCTGATTCAGTTAACATGTTACTAGGTCTTTTAGTTTTTTTCTCAACGACAGGTTTCTTTTCTTCACCCTTTAAAGAGTCTAGTTGAGTTAAAATATCTTTAAAATCCATAATGTTATCCTTAGTACCCTGCTGATGTTTCAGGTTTGGGTCCTCTTTTAACGTCAGTCATTGGACTCTTTTGACCTTTAATTGAATCATCTGTCCAAGGCTTCCAAGGATCAAAAGAATCTTTAGTGTTCTTTTGATCTGCAGGTAAACCTACTTTACCTACGTTTTTATGTTCTGCGTGTTTGTGAATGCTGTCTAAATACTTATCACCGTATTCTTCACTGGCTTCTTTTCCATTGTCATTCATTTCTTCATTTTGTAAGAGAGGTGTATCTTTCATTTCATTTTCATAACCGACCATTTCTTTATCAATGCTATCATCAAACATTGTATTGACCATTCTTACATAATTGATATTGTGACCTAACAGTTGTGCTAACTGTTGAATCATTGGCTCTGTTACGGGATATGCAAACTGACACTTAAATATGTGTACTGGTTCATTTGAAAGATTGGGGAAACCATATGGTGATTTCATAATCGGTGTTGATGTTGGGCCTTTAATTTCTTTAGGCTCAAACTTGTTTAAGTTATGTTTAAATAACTCTAAGAAATTTTTGCTACAGTCACCAGCAACTTTGATTGTACAATCATAAGTATGAACCGATTCTGCAATGTAATGTTTTAAACTTTTCATATTGTATAGTTCCCGTATAATATATTTATCATTCCTCTGTGTTTTTTGCAGATAAAACTCGTAGTAATTCATTACGATCTAAGTTTTGAGCACCATCACCTAAGGGTATATTTTCTATTTTTTCTTCTATTTTTGCTTGACGTTGATCTAATGTTGCTTTCTTTAATTGTAAATCAATCATTTTTAATTTTTTGTTTAGTTTAGCAGTCTTAGCAGTAATAGCATGATTCAACATATTACTAGCAACACTAAAAATGTCACCGCTGAAACGTGAATCAACTTGCATTCCTAAATCCATTAAATCTTGGAAACTTGTTTCTGCTTTCTTACTAAGTTCATCCATTTCTCTATCAGATGCTTCTAGTCCTCTAACTGTAGGTAAAGCAGTTTCGATCTTTTCTAAATTGTTTAATGCTTCTTTAGTAACTTCTTCTGCTACTCCAGGAATAGGTTCATTCAGTTCATTTTCGTCACTGGATGCCAAGTCAAATAATTCTTCAAGTTTTTTTGTCATACATCTATTTAGTTACTTTCCACGCCCATTGTAGAAAAGGTCATCTTCTGTAACTACCCTAAATTTAATACCTTGTGCTTTACAGAATGCTTGTGCTGATTTCCATTTAGCATGATTGATAGCAATTGTTGCTCGTTGCTTTGCATTCTTAACTTTTTCTGTTATAATACTTTCTGCTTTAGGTTTTATTTCTATTAACTCTGCGTTTGTTCTTCCGTACTTGTCTTGGTAAACAATAAAAAAGTCAGGTATATAATTAGTACGTCTACCTTTAAAAGGATGCAAATAAGGAATAACGATAGATTCACTAGCCCACTTAACCACTTTGTCATTGGTATCACAAAAGATCATAAACGTAAGTTCCCAGCCTGATCGATACTTAGGCTTGCCTTTACCTACATATTTGTGTGGATTTTTTATAGTGTAAATACCCTGTGCGTATTTTCTTCTACGAGGCATTTGTTCCCCTTATGGTAATACGTTGCGTTGTACTGCTTGATTAGGAGTGGGTACCCTTGATACTCCATACAATGCTGTTTTTGACTTTAATAAATTGAGATAAAAAGCCATTTCTGTGTTTACTTGAAGTTTTGTTAGTACATTAGTCTTAAAGTAATCCATAAAGATTTGAATGTTTGTTCCTGTTTCTTGTGCTATTCTAAACAGTGTAGTTGCATACTGTGATGCTGTCTGCTTAGTTCTTTCAGATTCAGGATTGCCTTTTAAGACTCCTACAAAATATGAATATACTGAATCCCAATCAGCGGCATTAACTTGTAATGGCACACTATAAAACGTATCAAAAATTTCTAATGTGTTTTCACGGTATGTTATGTTTATTGGCATTATGCTCCTCCCGTCCCGTCTGACTGCCCGCCGGCCGGTGGAGGTTCATCTTGTGTGTTATTGTTATTAGCACCTGTAACTACTCCTTGGTTAGCAATGTTTACTATTGTTGGAGTTGCGCCATTAACTGGAGTGTCAGTATCTCCTCCATTAATAAGATTATTTAAAAAGTTCGTTGCGTAATCTGTCAATCCGGAAGTGACTTGATTAACCGCAGTTTCAACTAATCCTGATCCACGATTTTGATATGTTTCATAAGCAAAACGAGCATAATCTCGGGCTGTTCCATCATCTCCTAAAAATGCAGGAGGGAAATCTCCTATCAGATTATTACCGCCCTGTTCAAGTGGACTTTCAGTTATATCATAACTGTCAGGTCCTCCGAATCCTGCTACTTCCTCTCCATCAAATTCACGTCGGGGTAGTCCTGTACCGTCTTCTAACTCTTCTCCTATCTTGCCTGAGTTATAAACTACAGTTTCATAGTTGATAGTCATTCTATTTTGCATTGTTCCGCCACCGTCTGCATAATCATAAGTGTCATGGTCAAACGTTGTGATGATTGGATTAATTAAAGTGTATGCAATGTAATTTCCTGCCCACATACCATATACAGTGATGTTATTAAAGAAAGGAACTTTCTCTCCGCCGTCTGCTCTATTTCCACTTGGACCCCGGGCATCTCCCCTATAACCATATTCGGTATCACCTGATATAGATGGATCATATATATTACGTCTATTGTAATCTTTTATAGCCGGTGCAGTAGTCCAAGGGTCAACTACAGGATTCCATGCATCTGCATAGTTATATCTATAGTATGCGTCCCACATTGCAGTAATCTGCGATGCATTATCATCATGGAATGTAATGTCAATAGGTTGATATTTTATCTTTGATTGAATCAAACGTTTTCTATTATATTGATTCATCTCTTGCACGTCCATATTAAACGTGGGCAATTTAATTTGTTTTACTAAGAGTCCGTAGTTTTGTCCTGTTGGAGGTTGATATGCTGTAGGGTTAATTTCAAACCAAGTATGGAAAGTAAATTTGACTTTACCTGCATTGGCCATGCCACCTGGCAAAAAGTTTTTCTGAGCATGAGTATAGTCTCGCAGATATGTTCTGCCAACTAAAGTGCCCGTGAGGTTTTGAAGAAATTCATCTCTGACTTGTCCAAAATCAATTCCCATATATTAATCTCCTATAAGAGTATTTATCTAAACTATATACCCATAAAAAAACCGGTCGAAACCGGCTTTTTTAATTAAAATAATTCTATTACTTACGTAGCAGTACCAATCTGACTTGGGAATGTCTGTAGACCAGACTGTCCAACACCAGCACCCGGTACGCCGTTTAGATCGCCGCCAGCATTTGTCTGGACTGCGTTATCGTAACGTAGAGTCATAGCAATAGTCACTGCATCAGATGTACCATAGTTTAGAGTCTGATAGTTTGCTTGTTGTAAGAAACAACCTGCTAATGACCAGTTTTCTAATACTGTTGGTGTATTGATACCGTTACCACCGTCTAAGATTTGAATTTCAGTTTCAAACTTATAGTCTCCACCTGCGGCCGCTGAGGACTGCTCGTAGAAATCTAATTGACGTTGTAACTGAGCACCAACTGCTTTTGATACATTACCAGAAGCATCGTCTCTGACGTTGATAGCAAGTGTTTGCCATGTGTGTTTACCAGCAAGATAGACACGTGAGTTGTACACGTTCATAGTGATTTCGTCAAACTGAACTTGTGGTCTCGCACAGTCTACTACTTGTCTAGTAAGAATAAGTGAAGAATCATCGTCAAAACCAAAATTAATAAAGTTCACACGGAATCGATATTGAAGTTTTGGCATCAACAAGTTTTGGTTAGCGCCTCCCTCAGGTTGTACCGAAAGTTTTGCTAATGTATCTGAGGCTGTTGCCATTGTTAATCTCCTGTTTTAATATATCTTAATATATATTTATCTTTTTAATTCAGAGAGGCCGAAGCCTCTCTGTATATCTTTTTTACTAAGATCCTGATAACTCACCAGTGTTGAATATTCTGACCGGAACATAGATAAACTCAGCGGCTTTCACGGGCTCTACTGCTATGTCAATCCAAAGTTCATTTCGATCAATTCTTGCTGGAGTGTTGTTAGAATCATCACAAACTACTGAGTAGTCATATAATCCTCGTTTTGAAACTAGATCCTGGAACAATGATTCGACTACTGCTTTAATAGACTTTCTTGTTTGAGGGTCATTAGGTTCAAAGACAAATGGTCTTGCGGCTAATATTAATTGTCTACGAATGTAAGCAACTAATCTTGCTACGTTTACTCTGTCTAATGCAGATGATGAATCAAATGAAGTTTTGTTACCATAGTTCAATAATCCATTACCTGTAAAGAATACCATTGGGTTAATAAAGTTAGTGTATAACACATCTCTAATACCAATACGTGTTCTAATTGAGTTAAACTCGCCTTCGTCATCGATGTATCCGATGCTTGTAGCATTATCGATTATACCACGTCTAGTACCTGCAGGTGCTAACCAAGGATAAGCAATATTGTCATTACGCAACATAGTTCTTGTCATCATATGTGATGATGGGACAGCAACTAAGTTACCTGATAGATCACTAGTGATACCTGATGGATAGAATAGACCCATATAAGTATTTCTACTTACAAGTCCATCTTCACCTGTTGTTATTGCGCCTGCGGCGTTAGTTGCCCAAGCCTGAATTTCAGTTGCATCATCTTTCAATCTCATTGGTGTATCACCAACGATGTAAGAAGTTTCACCTCTATCAGAGTTTAATGCTATCATGTTAGGCTGTAGTTCAGGATAACCTGGAGTTGCTTGTAAGTTGAAGTAGTTATCTTCGTCTCTAATTGCAACGTTAGAGTCAACCGCTGAACGTAATGCTTGTGTTACCATTGATCTTTGTGCTTTACGACCTGCGTTCATTGCACCGTTAGACGCATCACCTGAAGCAGATACCCATGCATCTTTCTGTACTGGTAAAGTATCAGACGGGAATCTGTCACTGTTAAAGTAATTTACACGATACTGTTTAACGTTATATGAAGAACGTCTTGTGTTCCAAAGCAACATACCTTGTGGGTAGTTTCCTGATAAAGGAGCATCGACATCTAAGTAATCACTTCCTAACATTGATTTGATAGTCGGTATCGGATCATTTGCAGGGTTAGTTGTTCCGTTAGTTGCCCAACGTGCATCTTTAAATAAGATACCTTGTGGTGTAGTTTGATCTGAGTTGTCAATTAAGACCCACTTATCAGTAGCACTACCGCCACCTGTTGCTGGAACTGACTGCCATCTATAGAATAATGGATATTTCTCTAAGTCAGAAGTATCTAACCAAAGATCACCGTATACTAATGATGTACCGTCACTTTGAAGTGTAGGCTCACTAGCAGACACTAAAGGTCCTGCTGGATCAGTTGCATTTACAACTGATGGGCTAGGTAATCCGTTTGAATCATAACCTTGTTGACTATAACCTTTCCAACCACCGTCATAATTAATCATAATGTCTACTTGATCAGTTGACGAGTAGTACCAGTTAGTCATGTTACTAGGTATTGCAGTTGGCGCGCCTTCATTTGCTGTTAATGAATCGGCTCCTGTAGTAGTCAATGAGAACTCTCTCCAGTTAGATAACTGAGTTGTGAACGCATCTGAGCCAGTACCTGTGCTTAAAGTATAAGATGTGACAACACCTGCTGTAACACTTGTAATTTTTACTTGTAAATCATTTGCTGGTGAAGAACCGCCTAAGTCTGAACCTAAGAAAGTAACTACGTCACCTACAGCATGACCTGTACCACCGTTTACTACAGAATCTGGATCAAAGTCATAGTAACCATAATCATTAAGTACTGCGATTGATAAGCCAGTACCTGCGCCTGATGAAGAATCCTGTGTAGGTTGAAACTGAATGTCATCTCTAAATGGTCCATTCTTACAACCTGATGTATTAACAGTAAATCCTGCTTCTGCAAATAAACCAGAAGATACACCTGTAGTGTTATCAAAATCGTCTAAGATTATAACACCACCTGATGTGTGTTGTAATTGAATAGAACCATCATCGTTTACACTTGCTGAAGTGTAAGGAACGTTTGCCGCTGACCATGCAGTTACAAAGTCAGATGCATCAGTTGCATCACCTAAGTTGAATGTATAAGGGCTACTTAATGTTTGTGACCCAGGAGTTGAAATTTGAATTCTTGCTACATATGGGCCTGAAGTAAAGTCTGGTCCAGTGTTTGTACCGTTGATTACTGTTGGGCCAGTTGCTATTCTATAGAAGTAGTATACTGGAGCCGCTGTGTACTCACCGTTAAATGCATATTGTGCATAGACAGTTCCTGCAGGAATTGCTTGTCCGCCTGTTGAGTCTGCTGAATAGATTTGACCCCAATCAGAGTCTGCAAAAGTAGGTGTCTTAGGAATATATGTAGATGATGTGCTATCATATTCAGCAATTACTGGTTGTAATCCTGTTCCGTCAACCTTAATCCATACAGAACCAGTTGGAGCAGGCTGAGCCTGTCCTAATTGCCATAATGGCTGTTGAGCAGATGTACCATATAATGATCTTGGCTGGAAGCCAGTTACATTAGTACCTGTAAATCCTAAGTCAGTAAAGATAGTACCTGTTGCGTTAGCAAATCTAACATAGAATGGGATCGGAGGACTACCTTGATCTCCACCTGTCTGTGAAGAATAAACTTCAAGTTTGTTATCAATTACTGCCGCTGAAACATAGTCCCAACCTAATGCATTAATATCTGCCGCTAACTGACCGATAGTGTTATTCGGTGCTGCCTGGACAGTAAGTTGTGCTACGTTTGTTCCATTCATGACCAAGTCGATTGTGTCGCCTTGCGTTAATGTAGGATTAGATGTAGGTGCTGTGATTGAAGGCCATGCCTTGAACCAATCTACTGAATCTAAACCAACCCATGTATTCTGACGATTCTTGTACCAATATGTAGGTGCATTGTCATTGTTAGGGTTTCTATAATTAGGAATTGCAACTACTGCATAGTCACCGATGTTTCCTACTGATTGTAGAGGTGTACCTACTGACACTAAAGTAGAGTCAGAGATAACGATTGGTGCTTTTGCTGTAAATGCTCCTGTTGTTGAATTAAACTCATTGATTCCCCATGTAGAAGAAGTTGTGTTTAACCAAAACGAACCGTTTGTAGGTGCCCCTGTTGGACGACCTGTTGATCCTACTAAACTTGCTAGATCAACGTCTGCTCTTAAAACAAATACTTGATTTGAAATACCAAGTGCAGAGTATGCCGCTAGTAATCCATATTCATTTAATTCATAGCCTTGTAACGGAGTACCGTTTGATGCTGTGTAAAAGAATGGGTTACCATATAAAGTAACTAGATCACGTTGAGAAGTTACTCTGTATAATTTACCTGCGTTTGCGGCCGTCGTGGCTGCCGCAGTCGATGTTGATGTTGGATCCGCTTTATCTTGTGCTGTTGCTAACAAGAAGAAGGGAATTGATGCTGTTGCGCCTGGTAAGTATTGACTTTCATCAATGATGCTTACTTCTACGCCTGGTGATGTTAGTGCCATAATAATATTCCTTTTGTATGATTTTGAGGGTTACACCCTGATTGTTTTTTCATACTATTATTTATCTTGTTGTACAAAAAATAATGGTTTAACATACCTTCGAAGGCATTTTTATAAATACAGTTATGAGTTTACCTAGACCAATTTGTAAAGTTTGCAACAGAAAAGTGTGTGCCGTAAACTATGTTAAGAATGGCAAACGACATTATAGAAGTATGTGCAATCAATGTGGCAAGGTGAACAAAACAAGAAAACCTATATATCTTTGGCAACGAGCAGGATATGAAAAACAAGATACATGTTTCTTGTGTGGATTTAAAAGTTTATACTCTACGCAAATGGTAGTGTATCATATAGATGGAAGACCGCAGAATACAGACTTCACAAACTTAAGAACAATATGTTTAAATTGTATTGAAGTCGTAAAAAGAAAACATGTAATGTGGCACAGGGGAGATTTAACTGTTGACTATTAACTCTATATGTTTATGTAAGTCATCAATTGTGCCATTGTTGTCAACTTGATAATCGTAATCTAATCCAACACTACTATACTCACTAGCATGAACTCCTAGATCGACTAGTCTTGCTAATGCTTGAGGATTTTCATAATAATTATAATCTACCGCATCATTTAACCAGGTAGGCTGTTCTCCTCGATTGACTCTGAGTGTAGTTCCACCTGCATTTTTAATTGCTTCTACTTCATTTTTAAATCTGCAATCAGTAATGACTACGTTATCTTCTATTTTACGTAATTGATTTTCAATAGATGATACCCAGATATCATTATGAAATGATCGTCTGCCTACTTCAGTTCCCCAATACTGCAAGACCCAACGGGGAGTCAAATGAGGCATATCTAATCGTTTTGCCCACCACTCATCAACTTCTTCTCGCCACTCTCTACTAGATTGAGTAGTGCCTTCTAACATTTCTCTGTCCCAGCCAAAGATAGCAGAGACACAATCCTTCAAGGGACCTGCATAACTCAGTTTTTTAAAGCCGTGAAATCTTATAAGATAATCAGCCGCAGTATCTTTGCCACTGCTGATAAGTCCTGTAATACCTATAATCATATTGGATAGTCCTGTAGTAAAGTAATAATATTATACAGGGTTTATAAAAGAATGTCAAGTGTTTTTGGAAAAATAATCTAATATTTTATCTATTGCAAAATGACGCATAACATTCCCGTTAGGATGCACTCCATCTGCAAATATATTCGGGAGTGCTTTTTTCGCGGACAAAATATTTTCATACTTAGACATTTCACTTGTTAATATATCTAAATTTTTATCTTTGAACGGGTTATTATAGTAATCGAAACTTTGAAAATGTGATGTAGGTAACTTATAGCCTACAATTTCTGACAACAAATCTTCAATTATAAAATCTGCCCAATTATAGTCATCTGGTCTATATAGTGATGCATGTCCACCTACGATTGCCCATTTAGCATTTGGGCATATATCTCTTATTTCAGAAACTGCCTTGTTAACTTCAATGTGCAACCGATCGAGGGTATCTAAAACATTTTCAGTTCCAAAACGTGCTTTTGCATAATGTGGAATGTACAATGGAAGAAGTTCTTCTCTTCCTAACTCAGTATAAAACCAAATAATTAAATCAATATCTTTGAATTTAGATAGTAAAAAAATCCTGCCTTCATTAAGAGTTTGTAGATTGGTGCCACCGTAGTGGGAACAGTTGAAAATTTGATGATCATCATATTTTGGCCAGTGAGATGAGTCGAAAGCGGAAGCCCAGTATTTGTGTTGTATTTCACCGAAGTAATAACCCCAACTATCTCCGACAACTAAAATGTTCATTTAACAATTTTCCCAGAATAATTTTCGTCTGGACTTAAATGTATATTAGGGTCACAGGGCATGACCCAAAGTCGTAAGATTTTATGTTTGGGTACATGTTTTAATGGAGGACAAGATCGATATAGCAATTGCCATTCTTGGTCTAATACATATTGCCAATGTCTATAATTGAATTCAATATCTTCAATGATGCCTTGTCTGTAACTTTTTGCATGATCCAAAAAGGAAGTTATTCTTTTGTGTGCTATAGAAATATATTCACTTATACTAATATCTTTATTAATTAAGTCTGGTTCAGATGTATATTTTCTAAATGTTTTAAATCCTAATCCTTCTAATGTTTTTTCTTGTAGATCGAATTTACTAATTCCCATAAAAGGTTTTTTAGTTGCAATAGGTTTCCAAGTTTTTTCTGTAGTAGAGTAAATATCATGTTCCCAAAAAGGGCGAACTTCCATATCCTCTGTTATACCTTTAAAGTCATCAGACCAATGAGCGGGATTAGGATTGTCAAACCATGTTTCAGGCATAACGATTAATGATGCATTGTTCCATTCGTCAGGGAAAAGATAATTAGCAACATCAAAACTATTTACTTTACCACTTTTAATTACTTCAGAAAACGAATCACCGGGTAATGTTCGTTCTAGTTGACTATAAATTTTTTTTAAATCTTCTAAATTTAAATCTTCATCGATACCATTTAATATTGGTTGATAATCTTGTGATATAGAATCTTTGAATGCACCATACGGATTTAACGAGTTTGTCAAAGAGTAATCTAATCTATCAAGTGTGTTTTCTTTAAAGAATTGATACAACAAAGGCAGTTTATGAACTCTACCTGTAATATCACCTATCAACCACAGTGCTTTCTGATCTTCTTTATCTAATGACTTACTCCAATCTCTAGTTGTGTCTAATCCATGACTTCTTTCTTCGGTTCCTTCGGATCTTAATAAAAAATATCTAGGATTATGACCAAACACCATGTAATGATCTGGCAATTCATTTATGTTAACTCTGGTACCTTCATGCAATAGATATACATGTTTCAGATTAGGAAACATTTGGCTTGTATGTAAATATTCTAGTGTCTGTTTTGTAAACGTGGTGTAATCCCACCCAACTTGTGGTTCATACAACATAAAACTAATAATCAGATGTTCGATATTTTGTGTTTTGTAACGGCCAATAGAATTGACATTCCCATTGAAGGGCACATTACGATCATGTCCGCACTCTACATTAATAGACCAAATGGTATCTGTGAACTGACAACTAGAAATCGTCATGCAATATAGGTTAGCCTTGAATCCAAGTGAGAGGTTGTGAGTAGTCTACGTAGTCACGTAAATCTTTATGACATTGTTCTTGTGCCGCAAGACCCTCTGCCTTCATTGCCGCACCATTAAGAGCAGTTCCACCTGCGGGACCTGCGATAGTTGAGAATTTTTCACGTGCTTGACCTATAGTAATCATGCATGTTGCTAACACATAATTTTCTAGCCAAGGTGCAATACCCGGGTCTTGTAATAAAGTTGTTTCTGGGCGTTGAATATCAGCCCAAATAAGAATCTGTTCTCCGGATCCTTTAAAGTCCCTAACAAATCTAATTGTTTTAGTTACTGGATCAAACGTGTATATAACAAATCCACCAAACATTCTAGCGGCTAATTCTACATACCCTGCATAGAAGTCATACGTTGCTAGTCCACCTGCATAGTTATAGTTTAACAGATACGTGTTTAAGATAGCAGATGAAAACGGATCGAAAGATGATGCTCCTGGTCCTGTTTCAAGTCCAATTGTTCTTCTAAAACATTGCCTAACATTAATAAACTCTGTTGGTAATGTATAAGTATCTTGGTCTTTTTCTACTGTTAATAAAGTATAGGACTCTTGCACTGAGTTTTCAGCACGTTGTCTATACACTTTAACTGCAAAGTTGTATGCCGCTTCGTAGTGTTCTGGATCTAATTCTAAGTCTACAATGCCATCGCCCAGCCTGAAACGAACCTGATCAAACATATTCTCTTTGAGTTGTTCGAGGTTTTCGCCGTTTGGTACTGCTAGTTCTTCTGATGCCATGTTGATAAATTCCTATTTCTAGTATTTATCAGTCTAAATGTTTTTCTGTTTTATATAATTGTTTAAATCAGTGGCTCTGGATAGATGTGCGTCTGCTCCATGGTGACCATATTTAGCATTTGGATTCATCATTCCTGCTTGTTTATACTTTTCATAAAAGCCGTAGTCATTGTTTCTGTACATGTAATAACGTGTAGCATCAATTTTTGATAGATATGGCTTTAACCATTTCATGTTGCGATTATTGAATGCGATGCCCGAGTTAGTCATAAGATATCTGATACCCTCTGCTTTAAAAAAGTATTGCAGTGATAAAGCATCTTTGGCAGTTAAACATTCAGTATAAATCTCTGAATACACTAAAAATCTTTGTGCTGTTAAAAACTGTTCTTTTTCTTGTGGTGCAACATGATGTGGATCTGTCATTGCATTTACTTGAACTGAATTTAGAAATGACGGGTCTGCCCAATCAGCACAAGTGTCCTGGTTGATACCTACATCATGCGGGACGGGTGCTTCTATTCTACAACTCTCTGCCCAGTTAACCAAAACAAAAAGATTGTTTGCTTTATTTGACACTAAATCTTGGTTAAGTGTAAACCAATTTAGTACACTACGATGTATAGCGCCATTAGAGGAACCGTTTCTTGCAATATTGATAGGAGTATGGCCCATCATTTTTGCTAGTTGGTTACCAAAACTTGCCTGACGATTTTCTGGGCTTGATAAGTCCCCATGAATTTCCGCTCCGGCGGCATGACTACACCCCGCAATCAACATATAATTTGCCATATTATTAAAACGCCTTTAAAATAATCATTTGGTCATTGAAACGACCTTTGGGTTGAACACCTACTGCTTTGATAGAATCAAAGAATTTACGTGCCGCGGGCTTACTGCCCATAATTTCTTTTATTTGTTCTTTGGGTTTGCGTAGTGTTTTAATTGCACTCTTGGACTTGTCAAATCCGTACAATGTATTTCCTTTAACAAACATTTCTCCTGCCATTTCTTCTGCAATATAATGATGAAGTTTACGTTTAGCAGTATCATAACACCATGCTTCTTTAGACATATGAAGTTCTGCTGGTCTAATGCTTTCTAGTTTAAGTTTTGTTACTTCACATTCAAAACGTTTTTGATACTTCAACTTTTGTGTTGCTTTCTCAGGAGTGATAGGCTTAGTCTTACGTTTTGCTCTATTTTTAATCTTAAGAGCCTGATATGAATTCAGTACACCAATCATATTATCATATGCAACTATGATACTTTTGACTTTTCTCTTAGATAAATGATTATATGCTTCAACTAACTGTTCATCTTTACCTTCAATAACTTCTTTGAATTCTTTTTGTTCTTTTGTATAACTATCGACTAGTTGAGGTATATGATTGGGTAAAGGATTGTATGCGTTTAACACTCGCATGATTGCTGTATTAAATTTGGCATCTATTTTGATCTCGTCTTCAAAGAATTGATCTAAAATACCATCGATTTCTCCACCTGCTTCCATTAACTTGCCAAGCATGATTTCTTGTATAGAAGGACGATTGGGTTTGTCTTTTGCTTTTTCTTCTTTTACTTGAGCAATCTTGGCTCCCTTTACAAGCCATTCGTCTTTGAGTTTAGTGATATGATCCCAGTGACTTTGTGGTGCGTACCCAACTTTGTTTAAGAAAAATACAGTTGTCCCGGTAGAATTGAAGTTCCAATCTGGATTTCTAAGAATAACTTCGATTTCTTCTGTAGGCCACCCAGATTCTTTTTTGATCCATGTTTTAAATTCAGTCAGTCTTTTCTTATCACTGATTTCTGTACGAATAAAATATTGACAATCTTGGAATGCTTTGTTGCGTTCCTCTTCGTCTACAATTTCCTTGTGCTTTTCCCAATCTGGTTCGGGTGTCAAGTAAACTGTTTTTTGTTTTCGTCTAGCCATTTTGCCCCTTAATGAATTTAATGTTCATACTTAGTGATTGCATTATACATTAAATAATTTTTTGCTTCAACCTTTTATTTACCCAAATTCTTCGTCTCATTGTATTGAGATAAATATATATATGCCAAGATTAAGTTTATACCGGGAACAGAAGCAAAACGACTACCGTTTTTTAGACAGAAGTATTTCTGAACAGTTGACTGTGGGCGGTACTGATCTATATATTCACAAGTATGCTGGACCGCTGGATCAAGGTCCGTCGAATGATTTTACACAACCTGAATATAGTTCAATGGATCCTACAAACATACAAGACTTGCTATTCTTAGAGAATAGAGATAGAAAATATGAAAAGGATATTTATCGATTACGGGGCCATTACAACGTACAAAACTTAGACTTTGATCTAAGTCAGTTTGGTTTATTTTTAAGTAATGACACTATTTTTATCAACGTGCATTACAATGACATGATCGATATCTTAGGTAGAAAATTAATGGTAGGTGATGTTATCGAACTACCCCACTTACTAGATTACAATCCCTTAGACGATAATCCTGTAGAATTTCCAGTAGCACTAAAAAGATTTTATCAAGTTACAGATGCTAACTATGGTAGTGAAGGCTTTTCGCAAACATGGTATCCTCATCTATGGCGTATCAAATGTGAGAAACTAGTAGACAGCCAAGAGTTCGCAGACATCTTACGTCAACCAACTGACAAAGACAATTACTTAGGCGACTGGGATAAAAACAAAACATACCCTGCAGGGTATACAATGACATTCGGTGACAAAAACTATATCGCATTACAAGAAGTGCCCGCCGGTACAAAACCCGGA